CTCGGTGTTCGGCAGGCGCTTCGTGTCCGCGGCGGCGTACTGCGTCGGGGTGAGGATGATCGCGTTCGGCTTCACCCTGCCCTTGGTGTCCGTGATGATCGCGCGCACGACCTTGTTGAGGTCTGCGACGATCTCATCGGCGTCGGTGCCTGCGATGTCCCACGAGCCGGTGTCGGCCGTGACGGCGCTCACGTTGGCGTTGTTGTAGAAGCCGGTGATCCCGAGGGGGCTGTGCCCGGTGGCAAGCACCTCGTCGATCTTCGTCTCGGCGTTCTCGCGCGCGGCGAGCGCCTTGTCGTTCTCGAGGGGCATCCCGGCCATGGCCGCGCGCCGCATGTCCTGCACGCTGTAGGCGTAGTGCCCGCGCCACGAGTAGAGGTTCGCGGTGACGCTGTCGCCCGCGATCTCTTGCTTGGGCGAGTCGTCGGTGAGGTTCGCCGAGGGGGTGAACTCGCCGTTGCGGTCGCGCACCTGGTAGCGGTAGTTATCTGCGCCCGGGTTGATGTTGCTCTTGATCGGGAGGATCTCGACGCCGCGGAACTCGGGGTACTCGACGTAGTACGTCTCGCTGTCGAGCTCTTCGAGCTGGCGCGCCAGGTGGAGCGTCGAGCTCGCGTCCATGCGCTCGTCGGCGATCTTCGCGGCGATCTCGCGCGCGGCGGCGCTGAAGATGGTGTCGATGCGCCGCTGCCGGGCGGGCGTCATCTTGTTGAGGGGGTTCGTCATGTTCAGCCCGCCGGGAGGTTGAGGTCGATGCGGCTCAGGCCCGCGCTGTTGGTGCTGGTGAATCGCGCGTTCTTGAGGCGCACGGTCTCGCCCGCGACGGGCGTGGCGCGCACGGCGCCGATGGTCTCGCCCGACGGCGCGCGCACGCGCACGAACACGGGATCACCCTCCTTCACGGCGCTCTCGCTGGTCACGAAGGCGTCGGCGTTGCGCATCACGGGAACGAGCTCGCCCGCGGCGAAGGCGACGGCGCTGCGCGTGATGTCGCGCGCGACGAGGCCCTCGACGAGATGGTCGACGGAGCCGAACACGGAGCCGATGCCGACGGTGAAGGTGCCGCCGGTGCCCGACTGCGCGGGAATCACGATGCTGGTGACCGTGCGGAACGCCGAGGCGCCCAGGACGGTGGCGTTGCCGCCGTTGGGAATCGCGATGCTCTCGGTGAGGGCCGCGCCGTTCTCGTCGGTGCCCGTGACAGTCGCCGTGGTGGCGTCCCAGTCGGCCGACGACGAGAGCACGAGGGTCACGTTGCGGGGCGGCATCAGCTCGGCGCCGTTGCCGTAGGTGCCGTTGAGCGTCGCCCCGCTGAGGGTCTGCGACGAGGCCGACGAGGCGCCGCCGGTGGCCAGGATGCCCGTCGCGCTCGCGGCCGGAGCGGTCATGTGACCGCCCTCGCCCGCCGCGCCACCGACCGCGCGCCCGTTGAAGGCGACGAGGCCGGGGGTCATGGCCGCGAGGGCGATGAGGGTCGCGAGGTACTGCCCCGGCTTGAAGCGCGCGTGCTGACCGGGGAGGCCCGCCGCCGGCGCAAAGTCGTAGCTGTTCTGAACGAAGTTCGCCATGGCTCAGGCCTTCTCGGCGGCGGCGCGGCCGCGGTTGTCGAATCGGTTGTGGGTGCGGCCGTTGAGGGCCGCGGCGGGCGAGAGGTTCTCGTCGTCGTGCGAGTCGTTGCGCTCGTCGACGGGAGGGCCAGGGTGCGCGTTGCGCAGGCTGTTGGCGCGCGCCACGTCGGAGGCGCCGTCGGTCGCGGCCACGAACATGCCCTCGACGATCTTCGCGTCGAGGCTGTCGAGCTTCACCGCCGGGAGGGCCTTCGCCACCACGAGCTTGTGGATGGCCGCGGCGGTGAGGCCGTCGAGCTTCACATCGGCGCCCAGCACCTTCGCAGCGCGCTGGCGCAGCGCGAGGCGCTTCGACGCGAGCGCGTCGGCAACCTCTTCGGGCACCATGTCTTCGGTGACGGGCTTCGCCTCGGCAGCCTCTTCGACGGCGATCTTCGCTTCGAGCGAGGCGACCTTCTTGAGGGCCTCCATCAGCGCGTCCTTGACCGCACCGAGCTCGCTCTCTTGCGCGGCCTCGAGCTCACCGACGGCGTCCTGCGCCTTGGCGATCTCGTCGTCGGCGTCGAGCTTGAACTCGCGTCCCTTGATCTTGATCTTCTTCATCGTGCCTGCTTTCCCAGGCGCGACATCGCGCACCTGACACGCCGCGCCGTTCATGCGCAGCGACACTTCGGTTCCAGCGCGGCCCCACCCTTCGGGTCCCAAGGCCGCGTGGTTGTAGACGATGTCCCTCTGGATCGCGTCGTACGGCTCGCCCTCGGGGGTGACGCCCGCCGTCCAGTCGACGCGGCACGTGTAGCCCGCGCTGACGTCGTGCAGCTCGTGGGCCTCGACGCGCCCCGCGGTGCCAGCGTCCTGCACGGCGACGGGGGCCACCACGAAGTCTCCATCGCGCCGCGGCGCGCCGATGAGGTGCCCGACGCTGACGCTCTTCCAGTTGGCGCCGTCGACGAGCTTCTCAGGGTGCAGCTCGGTGACCGGCGCACCTTCGAGCGTCGCGAGCGAGTCGGGGCGGAAGACCTCCTCCTCCGGCTTGTACTCGCGCCACGTCTTGCCGTTCGTGTCCGTGTACGTGAGCACGCCGACGCGCGTGATGGCCGCGTCGAGACGGAGCCCGCCCTGGGGCGTCCGCGTCACCTTGGACGTGGAGCCCGCGAAGTCCTGTCGGTGGACTCGGTCGGGGGTGGGCATCGGCCCGGATGGTGCGGGCGCACGCGCGCGTGGTGCTAGAGACAGGTGGCACGCATCCGGGGGACGCGGTCTAGTCGTCGATGCCGGGGAGCACCGGGTCGGCGATGCACCGACACTGGTAATCATCGCCCGGGTTCGCGCGGCGCCCGGTGCGCAGGTCTACGACGGGAGGCATCGCGTACCGCTGCCGCGTGCCGTCGAGCTCCTTGTGCCGCTCACGCGTGCGCTCGTCGCGCGAGGCCCGCCACACGTACTCCGTCACCCCCGCGGCCCGGTGGCGCTCCTGGGTGATCTCGGCGTTGAGCTTCAACGTCTGGTCGCGGGCGATGAGCCGCGCGCGCGCCTCGGTGGCGTCGGTCGTCTCCGCGATGCGCGTCGCGAGGTCTTCGACGCGCGCGCCCCTCATCTCGTTGAGCACGTCGCGCACGCGGTCGACGTGGTCGAGCGGGAGCGACTTGATCAAGTCGAGGTTGCGGTGCTGCCAGTGCGAGCGGAGGTGTTCGAGGTGCGGCGCCTGCACGTCGGCGATCTTCACGCCCAGGCGCGCAAGCGCGGCCTCCCACGCGCGGCCGCTGTGCGCCGTCACGCGCGAGGCGACCACGTCGAGCGTCGCGAGGGGGTTACGCTGCCCACGCGCGAGCCGGTCGCGCAGCTCGGCGAGTTGGCGCTGCGCGCGCGCCACGGCATCGGGTGCGACGCTCGGGCCGTCACCGTCCGCGGCCGCGTCGGTGCGTTCGGGCATGAGCCCCGCCGCGCGCAGGATCGCGTCGACCTCGCGCGCGGTCTCGACGTGCAGGTCGAGCAGCGCGCGCGTGTACGTCGCCATGGCCGACGAGGGCGGAGGCGGGCGCAGCCCCGAGGTGCGCTCGCGCTTCGGGGCACGACGCGCGCCGCGGGGGCCTGGGGAGACGGTGGGGCGAGGGATCACCCGTGGCGCTCCACGCGCTCGCACATGAACGCAACGGCCTCGCGCGCCGCCGCGCGCCAGTTGGCCTGCACCTTCGGCCCGGTGCTCTCCCATGGCGGGATCGGCTTGCCGTCCCAGGTGAGCCCGCCCGCCTGCTCGTTGTAGGCGGCGAACATGCGGCGCGCGAGCACGTCTTCGTCGAGGTCTGCGCGCGGCATCACTCGCCCTCCGTGTTGGCGGGCACGATCGGCAGCAGCCCCGCGGGCTTCGTGGGCCCACCGGCGCCGCCCATGCCGCTGCGCGCGGGCGCCGCGAGGCCCTCCTGCTCGGCGGGCGGTGCGTCGCTCGCGGCCGGGAGCGACGGAGCGGGCGGCGGATCGACGTCGGGAGCTCCCGGCGACGGGCGCGCGGCGATGTCGACCTCCGTCTCGGCGCTCCACCCTTCAGGGCGGAACCGCGAGCGGGCGACCTCTTCGGGAGTGAGCACGCCGTTCTGGAGGTACACCGCGTCGGTGTCGGCGACGGTCTTGCGCAGCGTCGCGCGCTCGCTCTCGGTGGGCTGCCAGAGGGGCGGGAACTCCACCGACCAGCCCTTCGGCTCCTGCGCGCGCGTCGGGCCCTGCTGCGAGAGCATGATGAGCTTCACGATGCGTTCCGCGGCGGGCTTCAGGGTCGTCTCGCGCTCCGCGTCGATG